CTCAAGAACAAGGAATGTCTATTGAACAAGACGCAGCAATGTTAGCTGAAGCAACAATCGGTAGAACGGGCGGTGATTCTCAAGCAGCAGTCGCTATTTTAGATACTGCAAAAGCTATGTTGATGCAAGGCGGTCAAGAAGAACCTATGATGATGGCAGGTGGTGGTGCATTAAAACCAGTTCCCGAAGGTAATAAAGGTTTAGGTAAACTTCCTGAAGATGTTCGAAACAAAATGGGTTATATGAATATGGGCGGACCTTTATATGCTGAAGACGGTATGCCTTTAACAGATGCTGAAACTATGAAACAAATGATAATGAATAGTTTAGCAACTACAGCTGCAACTGCTAATTCTCAAACAGGTAGAGCTATTTCTGATAAAGACATAAATTTTCAAAAAGAAATGATGTCTGATATGAACTATCAAGACGCTTTAGATATGCTAGTTAAACAAAGACGATCAAGTACTAACTAATCAATCCAGTCTTTCCACTTTTCATCACCTAGTACTTCTTGTGCTAGGTCAAGTTTATTTCTAAGAGCTTTTACGATCTTTTCATCAACCGTGCCTTTAGCAACTAAATCAATATAGGTAACTTTATTTGTTTGACCTATACGATGAGCCCTATCTTCTGATTGTAAACGTTTTTCTAAATCGTAATTATTAGAATAATAAATCACGGTACTTGCTTCGGTCAGCGTAATACCATAACCCCCTGTTTGTACATTACTAATTAAATAAGTAAGTGGTGAATCAGGATCTTGAAATGATTTAATGATTTGTTGTCTATCTTCATCTAACGTTTCACCGTAGTAAGTTGCTACTGCTTCTGTACCCACGGTATCTTGTAATGTTTTTAAGATACGTTTGATATCGTATTGATAATTAGCCCATATAATAACTTTACCTTGAGTTTCTGCTAATACATCTAATAAACTATCTAAACGATTGCTTTTAATTTCTACTTCATCACCTTGATCGTGTTTAACAAAACCACAAACAACTTGGTGTAGCCTAAGAATCTGTGTTAGAACAGAAGTAACACTTACTAATTCACTAGATTCTAATTGTGCGATAGCATAATCTTTTAATTGTTTATAAACTTTCTTTTGTTCAGGCGTTAGTTCAACTTCTCTGCGTTGATATACTTTATCGGGCAAGTCTAAACATTCTTTCTTTAGCACTCTGTAAGAGAACTCATTTACATTTTCTGTAAGTTCTTCTAAGTTTTGATAACCGACCACCTGTCTAAAAGTTCGTTGTCCCATACTTCTATTAATAACTTTTGCATACCTGTTTTGAAATGAATAGAACGATGAGTAACCTAATAACTGTGTAGATAAGAATGCACTTTGGCTATATAAATCTAACGGTGATTGCGTTACGGGAAAGCCTGTAAGGATTCTACGGTACTTGGTATTAAGAGCTAACTTTAATAAGTTCTTAGTTCGTTGTGCTTTAGGGTTCTTAATAGTCGTAGATTCATCGACCGCGATCAGTGCATTGTGAGCTAATATAAACTTCTCAACAAAAGCTACACCTTTTTTCGTACTAAAAGCTTCTACATTAATAATTAATATTTTAAGTTCAGGCGAAACTTCGAACAACTTCATTAGTTCTGCTTTTTGTTTTACCGTAGGTGCGGGATTCCATACACCAACTTCTCGTTCTACGTGGTCAGGCATATGAGCAGGTATTTCTTTTCCAGACCAGTTCCGATAGACTCCTTTGGGTGCTACGATGATAGCCGCGTTTATCCCACCTTTATCATATAAAAGTGCGATATTGTCTATAAGTACTTTAGATTTACCTGTACCCATTTCCATAAAATAAGCATATTCACGCTTATTCCATGATCTTTTTAATGCCTCAAGCTGATGCTCATAAGGCTTGGTTTTAAACTTATACTGCATATTCTTTCTAATTTCTAGTTCCCATTATATATTACAATTTACTTATAAAAAGCCCCAAACTAAAAAGTTTTCTCATGCCCTCTAATAGAATTAGTAGTTTCTAATAGATTGAATCGTACAATCTAATAGACTGTAACACTCTTAAACACTGGTTTTGTTTAAAAATCTATTAGATTATTACCGATATTAGTAGTTTTCAAAAAGTTTTTCCTATAAACTTTTTTATTCTTAAAACTACTATATAACTAATAGCTTTACTTTGTCGGTATTGCTAGATATTATTTAAGTTCTAGAAATAAGAAAGGAGAAAAAAAGTGACAGTATATGTCGTACAAGAGATTCCAGGACGTAACATTGCCTCGGCTAGAAGCTATGGTGATTTTCAAGTTCTGTTACCCTCTAACACACAAATTATGTTAAGTGCTGCTCCCTCTGTCCGTAGGATGAAAAAACTCTTACAGGACTTCAAAGAAGGAGATTACTTATTATTAATAGGCGATCCTGCCGCCATTGGCGTAGCGTGTTCTATCGCTGCATTTTATAACCGAGGTAGATATAGTATATTAAAGTGGGATCGACAGGAAAGTTTATACTATCCTGTTGATATCGATCTACATCAGAAAGGAGAAATAGATGAATAAACCAACTTTTGAGGACTTAGTCGGTACGGAATCCGTTGAAGAATGGACGAATGAAGTATCTGACGGAGAACTTAATATTGTTTCTAACTTAGCTAAGAAACAACTTCAACTAGCTAGGCAAGTAGCCACGTTAGAAGAAGATCTCAAAGCTAAGAAAGAAGAACTTCGTTTAACTTCGGAGCAAGAACTACCTGATGCGATGCAAGCAGCAGGTCTTAATCAAATAGTACTTAGTACTGGAGAGAAAATCTCTATTAATGAGTTCTATAACGCTCACATATCGAAGGCAAACCAAGAAGTAGCATATCAGTGGTTAGTAGAAAACGGTCACGAAGGACTTATAAAGAACGAGGTTCTTTTAAAGTTCGGACGTGAGGAAAGCACAGTCGTAGACGAAACTGTTTCGGCTCTGCAATCTAGAGGTCTATCACCAGAAGTGCGACAGAGTGTTCATCCGAGTACATTAAAAGCTTTTGTAAAAGAGCAGTTTACTTCGGGTAACGATATACCAACCGAACCATTTGGTATCTATATAGGTACTAAAGCAACCATTAAAAAGGATTAATTATGACAGATAAAAAAGATATAGCTGAAACATCTAATACCGCTATCAGCACTTTTGACGATACTTTATTGTCAGGCGGTACAGGACTAGAAGAAACAACTACAGAGGATTTTGCGATCCCCTTTATAAGAGTTCTTCAACCCATGTCACCACAACTACAAAAACAACATGGTAGTTATGTACAAGGTGCGAGTGCAGGTGATCTGTATAACACCGTAACAGGTGAAGCCCACGACGGAGAAAAAGGAATATTAATTGTTCCGTGTGCTTATAACAAAAAGTACATCGAATGGATTCCTAGAGAGAAAGGTGGTGGTTTAGTGAACGCTAACCATGACATTTCTATCTTATCTAAATGTACTAAAGATCCTGAAACTAGACGGTCATATACGCCAGACGGTAACGAGATTGTTGAAACTGCACAGTTTTTCGTTTTAGTATTAGAAGGTGGTGCTCCACAACAAGCGGTAGTAACGTTTACTTCTACACAATTAGGTGTAGCTAGAAAATGGTTAACGATGTTAAGAATGGCTAGAGTAGAAAACAGTAAAGGTGAGTCTGTAGAAGCACCAATGTTTGCTTATACTTATAGACTTTCTACAACTACTCAGTCTAACGATAAAGGTAGTTGGAACGGATATTCTGTTAACCAAGAAGGTGCTACAGAGATGCCTATTGCGATGATGGCTAAAGACTTTATGTCTGCGGCTAGATCAGGAGACGTTCAAGTTAAAGAGGAACATCAAAGAGATGACGTAAAAGATACTACGTTTGACGACGCAATCTAACAAGGAGGGGTTTTATGTCGTTAGCAGAGAAATTTGCTACACGCTATGCTGGATTGCGGAAAGCTTACGGTACGTTTACCGCAAGTGATGAAACTCGAGAGGATGGCAAGGCAAGTGGTAAAAACATCACCATATCTAAGGAGTTATCTGATAAAGATCTTCTGAAGCTGTGGGATGACCACTTGTCAGGTCGTCAAAGCGTAGGGATTGTAGCGATAGATGAAAACAATAGCTGTGTATGGGGAGCGATCGATGTTGATGAGTATCAACTAGATTTAAAAGATCTTGCCAAGAAACTAGCTAAACAAGAACTACCTCTAATACTTTGTCGAAGTAAAAGCGGAGGAGCACATATTTATATCTTCCTACAAGAACCTGTTGCGGCTTCGATGCTACAACGAAAACTTAGACAACTAGCCGCGGCAATCGGCTACGGTCAAGCAGAGATATTTCCTAAACAAACACAACTATTATTAGAACGTGGTGATAGAGGTAGCACGTTAAATATGCCTTACTTCGGAGGAGAGAACTCAACACGTTATGCTTACGGTAGAGACGGTGGAGCGTTAACTCCAGAAGAGTTCCTTAACTTCGCATCTGAATTATCCTTAACACCAAGTGCTTTAGAAAAATTAGAAGCTAGTCCATTAAATGATTCTATTGATTGGTTAGATCAAGCACCTCCGTGTATACAACATTTAATTGTACAGGGGTTTCCTAAAGGTACACGTAATTCAGGATTGTTTAACGTAGGTGTGTTCCTTAGAAAGAAATTTCCAGACGATTGGGAAAAACGGTTAGAGGATGTTAACATCACTCATATGCAACCTCCACTAGGAGCACAAGAAGTTTTGACCATAGGTAAGCAAGTACAACGTAAAGATTATTTTTATAAATGTAATGATCAGCCAATAGCTAGTCATTGTAATAGTCCACTATGTCGAACACGTAAATATGGGATTGGTGCTAATGGCGGTACACCGTTATTCAGTAATTTAACTAAACAAGATAGTGAACCACCGATTTGGTTCCTGGATGTGGAAGGTGGCAGGTTAGAATTAGAGACCGATGACTTATTAAATCAAAATAGATTTCAGAGAAAGTGTATGGATGCTCTAAATAAGATACCTCAGAAGGTTAAGGAAAACGTCTGGAGACAAATCATCCAGCAGCTCTTAGATGCGTTAACCGTGGTCGAAGTTCCTAAAGAAAGTTCCACAGAAGGGCACTTTTTAGAACTATTAGAGAATTTTTGTACAGAACGACCTGCGAGAGAACGTGATGAGCTTTTATTACATAAACCATGGACCGATAATGGTAAAACCTATTTCCGACTTGGTGATTTAATGGAATATTTACATAGACATAACTTCAAAGACTATCAAAGAAACAATTTAACATCTAAACTAAAACAACTACATGGAGAACCACACTTTTTTAATATCAAAGGTCGAGGAGTAAACGTTTGGTATATAGAAGAATTTAAAGCTCAAGACGAACCACATGATTTACCAGACTTTAACGATAATTTATTATGATTAAACATATCAAACATATATTTGCAGAGTTTGAGCACGGAATAGATAAGTGGGATGATCCTCGTGAACGTATGTTCGAAGGTACGATGGTTAAAGGTCGACCGACTCGTGGGTTTGGTGACTCAACTTTTAACTATGCGGGTAAGTTATATGAACCTGAACCATGGACTCATAAAATGCAATTAATTAAGGTTGCGGCAGAAGATGTAGCTTCTAGAGTTTTTAATAAAGAAATCAAATTTACTTTTTGTTTATGTGGTTTTTATCCTGATGATAAAGGTATACCTCACCACAGCGATACTGTACCTACTCTTGATGACGTGGTTGTTTCTTTAAGTTTTGGTGCACCTAGAGTTTTTGCTTGGAGAACTTATCAAAATAATATAAAACGACATACAAATACCAGTGATGTAGATTTTAAGGAAAATTTTATAAAAGATGAGAAGTTATATCTTCTTGAGCACGGTGATGTAATTATGTTCGATGGATACTCACAGATGAAAGCTACTCATGCTGTTCCTGATTTAGTAGGAGCAGAAGAAAGAGTTAATTTAACATTTAGAAGTGGTTTATGACCTTACCTAGCCATACGCAAGTGATCCTTGGACCTCCAGGAACAGGGAAAACTAGCACACTCCTTGGCTTAATCGAAGACGAACTAGAAAACGGTACTGAACCTGAACGTATTGGTTTCTTCACGTTTACTAAAAAAGCAGTAAACGAAGGTAAAGAAAGAGCCATGAATCGTTTTAGTATTACTAATAAACAACTGCCATTTTTCCGTACTCTACATTCATTAGCTTTTAGACAACTAGGACTTACTAGAGAAAGCGTAGTAAGTAATTCAGACATCTCAGACCTAAACGAAAAACTTAATTTAAAACTCACAGGCAGAACAACTTCCGATGATGGTCATTTATTCGGTATGACTCATGATGATCGTCTAGCCTTTATAGAAAACTTAGCTAGGATGAGAGACGTGCCACTAAAAGAACAATGGCACGAGGTTGAAGACGCAGTAGGGTGGTTCGAGCTAGAACGTTTTGCTCGAGGATTGAAGTTATTTAAAGAAGATCGATTGCTTGTTGATTATACAGATATGTTACAAAACTTTTTAGTTGATGGTGATGTACCTGTATTAGATGTTATGTTCGTAGACGAAGCACAAGACCTTTCTCCTTTGCAGTGGGCGGTGGTGCGTAAGTTAGCAGAAAAAGCCAAAAAGATATACGTCGCAGGGGATGACGACCAAGCGATCTATCGTTGGGCGGGAGCGGATGTTGAGTATTTGATAAAAAATTCTACCGACGCTATGATACTAAAACAATCTTATCGAGTACCGTCTTCTGTACATAAAGTTGCTAGTCGATGTATAGGTCAAGTAGGTTCGCGTATTTATAAAGAATGGAAACCTAGAACAGATGAAGGTTTGGTACGTTGGGAAGCTACGATAGAACAGGTAAACATGGATCAAGGTGAGTGGTTAGTGTTAGCTAGAACAAATTATTTATTAGAAAGCGTTGATGAGTATTGTAGAAACGAGGGGTGGTTCTTCGAAGTTAAAGGTCGACCATCTATTTCAGAAGCAAAGGTTAGAGCAGTTATTTATTGGGAACGATTACGTAAAGGTCAAACAGTAACCTTGGCTGAATGTGCAAACATTCTAAAATATATCAAAGTTAAAACACCTAAGAAACTTGATTTATTAGATACTGACTTAGTTTTACAGTACGAAGATCTTAAAAGTCATCTTCCAGACTTGCCTGATGGTCATTGGTACGATGTTTTTACATTATTAAGTCCTAAAGATATTAGTTACATAAGAGCTATGTTACGTAGAGGAGAAAAGATTACTAAACAACCACGTATCAGACTATCTACAATCCATGCGGCTAAAGGTGGAGAAGCTACCAACGTTGTATTACTTACGGATATAACTACAAGAGTTTATAAAAATTACCAACAAAATCCTGATGAAGAAAATAGAGTATTTTATGTCGGTATTACAAGAACAAAAGAAAACCTGTATTTGATAGAGCCTAAAACAACACGCTGCTATCAAATGTGAAAGTGCTTTACTTTGCACATAAAAGTAAAGTATAAAGGTACTTATATTTATGTTTAAAGAAAGGAGAAAATTATGAACATATTCTATTTTAACGAAGATCCTGTGATTGCGGCTAAGTCGCAACCAGATAAAATGCTAGTGAAGATGCCATTAGAAACCGCACAGATGCTCTGTACAGCTCACCGTTTATTAGACGGAGACGAATATGCAGATAGCGTAGGTTTATATAAGAAAGCTTATATGAACCACCCCTGTACGATCTGGGCTAGAGAATGCAGTGGTAACTATTATTGGCTTTATAAACATTTTATAGCGTTAGGTAACGAATATACATATCGTTACCAACGGACTCATGCAAGTCTTGCTAAATTGTCAGACGCCTTGTATGTGATGCCTAAAAACATTACTCGAGGTCTTATGACACCAGTTGCTCAAGCGATGCCTGACGAATATAAAAACGAGGACTCTGTTCTAGCTTATCGTAATTACGTTATTAACGAGAAACATTACGCTAAGTGGGAAAAGGGTAGAACTAAACCAAGTTGGTGGAGGTAAATTAAATGTCATCAATAAGAAAGAAACTTACTGTTAACGAAAACGACAGTAAAAATACTAGAATGGATATCGCTAGTGCGGGTGTATTAGCAAACTGGAGACCTGATGAACTTGCTCATATAAGTCGATTCGATAAGATCGCTTCTATGTGTATTGCTGAAGCTAAACGATTAGGACGACCACTTGATACGTTTGAAGTTGGCTGTGGTGAGTGTTGGACGCTTAGAAATTTATATAAAGCTTATGTTGTAAAGAAATCAGATATTATCAGATCGTATTATGGTTACGATATTGATCCTGCTTGTGAGTTAGAAAATCCTTTTTGGTCTAATGCAGGTGGAGAGTTAGCTGATTCTACATGGTTTCAGAACTTTAACGGTGAAATACGTATACAAGATTTAACTGTTGATCCTGTATTTAAACTAGAAGATGAAAGTATCGATTTTTTCTGGACTACTGAAGTTATAGAACATATGGGTAGAGAGTTTATTGGTGCATGGTTAGATGATGCCGCTAGAGCTATAAGACCGAATGGGTTAGCTTTTGTATCTACTCCTAACCACGATGGTTCTAACGACAAGCTTCCTGAGGATCATATTTACGAGTGGGGTTTCCAAGAATTAAAAGAAGAACTAGAAAGAAACTTCGAGATAATAGACGTTACAGGAACGTTTATACAATTACCTAATTTAAAGAAAGCGATGAAAGAAGATTCTGAAACAGGATGGACTCCTGAACAGTTTCAAAAACTACAAAACAGATACGGTAGACAGTTTTTACGAGTTGTTGCTGCCACGTTTTATCCTGAAGTCGCTAATAACTGTTCTTGGGTGTTACGTAAAAAGTAATGACCGAGTTTATTCCCGCAGAGTTGGATCGTTATTGCTATTGGCAAACTGAACGTGAGTCGATACGCATTAAAAAAGAATCTGCAGTTCTTTCCCCTCCCTGGACTGACGATCCAATTTTGCAGGAGTTTAAGTTCTGCCAAGTGTTTAGAGAAGATGATCGTACAACACGTTGGTTTAGAACACATATAAGAGAGCCTATGCGGAACGAAGAAGATGTTCTTATGGCTACGATTATATTCCGTTGGTTTAATCTAATAGAAACAGGGAGAACCTTAATCGATCATGATTTATTACGTAAATGGAATAGAAAGAAAGCTATTTATGAAATAACTAAACAACCTAAATGGATCACGGGTGCTTACATTATTAAAACACCAAACGGTATGGATAAAGTAACAGGGGTAGCTGAGTGTGTTTCACATATTTGGAAAGCTAGAGAATCTATTTTATCTAGACTACATGAAAACTTAGCAAAAGGTGAATCTTCATTAGAAGCAACATGGTTAATTCTTAGAGATTATCCATACATGGGTCCATTTATGGCTTACGAAGTTGTTACTGATTTAAGACATACCTATTTATTAGAAAACGCTAACGATATTATGACTTGGGCTAATGCAGGTCCAGGAGCCATGCGAGGACTTAATCGTCTTACAGGCAGACCGTTAGACTATAGTCGTAAAAGCCATCCATGGTGTAAAGAAATGCAAGACCTATTTAAAGAAGTAAAGAAAGTATTAGCTCCTTCGATTATTTTTAGAAACGGTGCTAATTATGAAATGCGAGAGATCGAAGGTGGTCTATGTGAGTTTGATAAATACTCTCGAATACATAAAGGCGAGGGACGAACACGATCGGTGTATAAACATAATAATCTTCCAATGGTGGAAGACTTAATAGAAGGAGAAAGTAAGTATGGGAATGAGTGATAGAGTAATAGAGTTGTTAGAAGAGTATGGTGATGTAATCGATATACATTATACACAGTTTTTAGAGGTAGCTTTCTTTCTAAAAGTAGCCGCAGATGAGCGACTTGCAATAGCTTTTATAAAAAGAAAAGTACCAATGTTAAACGATGAAGAAATTCGTTTTGTGATACATGAAATAGTAGGAGGTTATCAAGACACATTATGAAAGTAATTAATGCAAGAAACGTAAACGACGCGTTAGAAAAAGGTATAGATTTATTTCAAGACCCTACTGAATATAGAGTACAGGAAAGTCGTAATGGTATAACGTATGAAGCTAAGACACCTGTAGCTACCGTATACAAAAAACCTTGGGAAAGAGTTTGTTTAATAAAACAAAGAGACGCTAATCCATTTTTTCATTTTATAGAGGGGTTATGGATGCTCGATGGTCGTAACGACTTAGAACCACTAACTTATTTTGTTAAATCGATGTTTGATTTTTCAGACGACGGTGAAACTTTATGGGGAGCTTATGGTTGGCGATGGAGAAGTTATTGGAATAAAGATCAAATAGCCGCAATTATTGGGTTGTTAAAAGATAATCCTTATGAAAGACGAGCAGTTTTACAAATGTGGGACACTCATGAAGATTTAGCGAGAGCTTGTAATAAGAAAAAAGAACGTAAGGATGTGCCTTGTAATACGAATATTTATTTTAAAGTACGTGATGGTAAGTTATGCATGACTGTTTGTAATCGTTCTAACGATATGCTTTGGGGAGCTTATGGTGCTAACGCAGTTCATATGTCTATGTTGCAAGAGTTCGTAGCTCTTAATCTAAATTTACCGATGGGTGATTATACTCAAATTAGTGATAGTTTTCATATTTATCCAAACACTCCTGTGTGGGAAAAAGTTAAAGATATTGAATTAAATGTATACACCTATAAACATATACAAAATCATTACGATCTTATCGATGAATATGAGCCTGTACCTATTGTTAATGACCTTATTTCTTTTAACAGAGAAGTCAGGTTCTTCTTCGATTATTTTGAAACTTTTAGATATAATCCAAAAGAAATGCTAAAAAGAACAGATGATATCGAATGGGATAATAATATTTTTCCAGACGTAGCAGTGCCTATGTTAAAAGCATTTCATTATCATAAAGAAAGAGATTATTTGAATTCGTATCGAGAAGTACAGTCTATTAAGTCTCTCGATTGGATGGAGGCGTGTTTTGAGTGGATCCGCAAACGAGACACCGCCTATACTTTAAACAATGCGGATATAGGAGAAAGCAAATGAGCAAATGGGAAAGCATGAAAGAAGTTGCCCAAAACGATCTTGAAGCTCTTAAACGAGCAGAGACTTCGTACGGTGATTCTTGGAGACGTCGTGGAGGTGTTGGTGCCTTTATGATGTTAGCACGTAAGTTCGATCGTATAGAACACCAGTCTGAAAAGCACGGGTGGGATATCTTCGAAGCAGGTGAAGTCTACAAAGGCGAAGCAGGTTTACTCGATGATATTCGAGACTTACGTAGATATTTATTATTAGTTGAAGAATACATTTTAGCTAATACTAATCAAGTTAGCGTTGAAGCTGACGATGTTAATTATGCCGCAGAAGATGGCAAGGAGGATTATTAATGAGTAATACAGATAGTTGGTGGAAAAAGTTTGTTAAATTTTTTACACCTTTACCAAAAGAAGAACTACAACCTAAGAAAGTTGTAAAGGAAGAAGTTCTTGAAAAAGCAATCAAAGATGCTGAAGTTGTTTTAAAGAAGTTTGACGACGAACTTAAAGCAGGGAACATCTATGAAGTGGTGCAGAAAGATCCTAAACGAGCTAGAACGCAGAAGGGAACATATAAGGCAGACGATAAGTCTACTCCAAATGTTAACGAAGCTTGGGAAGGTGGTAAAGCTCCTGCAAAAAAGCCAAAAGCTAAGAAAACTAAAGTCACGAGGATCAAAAAGAAGAAGTGATTTTACAAACCCCTATGTTCGCTCCAACAAGTGACTGGTCTATACCTGAGATCTTTCCTCAGTTTTCTGAGACAGAAACGATTGCAGTAGATTTAGAAACTTACGATCCACACCTCATGACTTGTGGTCCAGGATGGGCTACAGGTCGTGGGTATATCGTGGGTGTTGGTATTGCGACAGAGGGTTGGAAGGGTTACTTCCCTATCCGTCATCAAGGCGGAGGTAATCTTGACGAAGATATTGTATTACGTTGGTTACGCAACACTCTAGCATCGGAAAAGCGAGACGTTATATTTCATAACGCCTTATACGACGTAGGGTGGCTCCGTAGAGAAGGCGTACACGTAGGTGGTAAAATATTAGATACGATCGTAGCGGCTCCCCTAGTAAACGAGAATAGGTATTCTTATTCTTTAGATAACCTCGGTGAGTTTTACTGTAACGAAAAGAAAGATGAATCGTTATTACAAAACGCTGCTCTATCGTTTGGGGTAAATCCTAAATCAGAAATGTATAAACTACCGTCTAAGTTTGTTGGACCTTATGGTGAGCAAGATGCAGCACTAACTCTAAAACTTTGGCAAAAATTAAAGATCGAAGTTCAAGAACAAGGATTAGAAAAGATACTCGATATGGAATGCCGACTGATTCCTCTACTATTAGAAATGCGATGGCGAGGTGTTAGAATCGATGAACAAAAAGCTGATGATGTTAGTAAAAAGTTATCGATCGAAGAACAAAAGCTACAGGTCGAGATTAAACGTAAATATGGTGCAGAAGTTAATTTATGGGCTAATGCATCGTTAGAAGCTATCTTTGAAAAGAACAAGATATGGTTTCCTAGAACCGCAAAAGGTATGGCTAGTTTTCAAAAAGACTGGTTAGAGGGACATGAACACGAGTTACCACAACTTATTGTTCGAGCCAGGAAACTTAATAAAGCTAGAACTACTTTTATCGATAAGATGATTAAAGATCACTGCTTCGATGGTCGTATACACGCAGAAGCTCACGCTATGCGTAACGATCGTGGCGGCACGGTTAGTGGTAGATTTAGCTATAGTAATCCTAATCTACAACAAGTTCCTGCAAGAGATCCAGAGATCGGTAATTTAATACGATCTTTGTTTATTCCAGAGGATGGTTGTCAGTGGGGTGTATTCGATTATTCACAACAAGAGCCAAGGCTTACCGTTCATTACGCTGATCGAATGAACTTAGCAGGGGCAAAAGATGCGGTAGTTGAGTATACAGAAAAGAACGCGGATTTCCACCAGATCGTTGCAGATATGGCTAATATACCGCGTAAACAGGCTAAGACGATTAATTTAGGACTTAGCTATGGGATGGGTAAAGAAAAGCTTATTAAAGAGCTAGGGATAGACGATACGGAAGCTGAGGGGTTATTTCAGCAGTATCATGCTAAAGTTCCCTTTATAAGAGGGTTACAAGATCAGTGTGCAAGGGTAGCCATGGAACGTGGCTATATACGAACGTTTGCTGGTAGACGTTGTAGGTTTAATCTATGGGAAGATAGATATGAACGTACTCTACCACTACCGTACGAAGAAGCACAGGAAAAATACGGTGATAATTTAAAAAGATCATATACATATAAGGCTCTGAATCGGTTGATTCAAGGATCGGCTGCTGACATGACGAAGTTAGCAATGCTTGGTCTGTGGGAGGAAGGAATTGTTCCTCACCTACAAGTCCACGATGAGGTTGATATCTCAGTAGAGAACACTGAACAAGCTGACAAGATTGCAGAAATAATGGAAACTTGTGTAGAACTTGCAGTACCCCTACTAGTGGATAAGGAACTCGGAAGTTCATGGGGCGAAACAAAGGAAATAAAATGAAAGGTATCTCACAAGAAAAAGCTAAAGAATACTCTATTAAGTACAGACGAATGTACGAACAATGGGTAGAGAGCTCTACAACTCTAGAACAAATGGGTAGAGAGCATAATTTAACAAAACAACGTATGTGGCAGATTATTACACGTTGTAAACTCGGTGACGGTGATTACTACTATGGTACACAGATTGCTCGGAACAAATGGTCTGAGTTTAAAAATATGTACGATGACCTCGATCAGACTAAACGTGCTTTCGATGACTGGTTAAAAGAAAGAGACATCAAACTTATTGCTAATAACCAAAAAGCCGCTCCGCATACTGGTTGGGACTGGTCGGGCTAGGACAGTGCTTTACTTTCTAAACTTTGCCTTTTATATTTAAGGTATATGTTTTTAGCAAGTAATACACAAATAGAACTACCGAACAACGGAGAATGCAAGGTATGTTCGAAACCTTTATACGGACAAAGACGAAAGTTTTGTAGTTCTAAATGTAGCGTTAAGTTTCATGATCAAGATAAACATAAACGATTATATGTAGAAGCTCCTCGATCGTGTGCACATTGTTCCATTGAGTTTTTTAAGAGTCAGACTGGATTATTAAATTATTGTTCTAAGGATTGTCAAAAACAATATCAGTATTCTAAAAATAAAGACCCACATTCAACTTATGGATCAGGCAAACGTAAACAGATATTATCAAATAAATATCAAAATTGGTCTTGTTGTGCTTACGATGAAGCGGTTATAGATAACGATATTTTAGACCATATAGAATATTTAGCGACTGATGAACCTTACGTACAAGAAGATATGGAGTGGCTTGAGCGTGTATTACATGAAGAACATACAACACCTAGATATTCTGACGGAACAATCTACAAACCTGATCCGTTATCGTTTAAATTGAAAAAATGGAGAAATTATTGGTGGCGAGAACCTAATATATCTAAACATCGAAAACGAGCAAAATATTCAAACAGTCGTTCTTTTAATGAACGCTGGTCTATTTTAACAAAACGATCGATTATGAAACGTTACCGTAAAATGAAATATGGCGAAAGAAAAAAATTTATGGCTCTTGTTAAGATCAAATCTTCCTGAAATACATTTACAACGAATTGAAACAGGTATGACAGGAGCAGGTGTTCCTGACGTTAACGGTTGTGCTAAAGGTAAAGAGTTCTGGATCGAGCTCAAAGAAATACATTCAGGTAATGCTCTTACTCTACGACCTATGCAAATATCGTGGTTAGCGAAACGTGCATCGTTTGGTGGTCAAGTTTTCGTTATGGCTCGTAAAAACGATGAAATCAAACTCTACCATATCGACAGTCTTACAGGTATTCAAGACCTCGTTAAGACTGGTTATAAATCAAAAGCTCTTGTGACTCTTACGATTCCTTACGATTGGGACGCTCTTGTTAGTGCTTTACTTTCGTAGTTTTCGTACCTATAATGATAAAAGTAGCTAATAGGCTACGTGATTAACCAGTGCAGCCATGCACATTAGAAAGGAGAAAATTATGGCACACCAAGTAGAAACGATGGCTTGGACGGGGGATGTACCTTGGCACGGATTAGGTGTCGAGGTTGATTCTAACCTTAAACCATCTGAAATGCAGAAAGCGGCTCAGTTAGACTGGACAGTTAGCAAACGTCCTAGTTATACTATAGACGCTCCTGAGTGGAGTGACGATGTTGGTCTTATCCAAGCGGAGAATACCTTCCACGTTGTTCGAGATAGCGATAACCGAATACTATCGCATTGTGGTAGAGACTATGTCCCTATACAGAATGAAGACGTATTCAAGTTCTTCAAACGCTTTACGGATGCTGGTCATATGACCATGGAAACCGCAGGTAGTTTGAAAGACGGTGGAGAAATTTGGGGTTTAGCTAAAATCTCAGAAGACTTCGAACTAGCGGGTGACGACCTTATTAAAGGTTATTTGCTTATCAACCAACCACATATCGTTGGTCGAGCAATGACTATTAAGTTGACACCTATCCGAGTTGTTTGCAACAACACTTTAACCATGGCTTTACAACACGGTGGCACAGCGTCCTTCCGTATGCCACACGTTAAAGCATTCGATGACGATGTTATACAGATCGCAGAAGAAGCTCTAGGGCTATCTGCTGAGCGTATGACAGAGTTTAGAGAAGCCGCAAACTTACTCTCTAAGAAGAAAGCTAAACATTCTCAGTTCCTTGAGTTTGTAGGTGATATTTATCAACCTGATATGATTGCTGCTTATAGACACGACCAACAGCTCAAAGCTGAAGGTAAGTTGATAGGTATGCAAGAACCTCTTGTTGATCAATTTAACAAGTTTCCACTTCTAGCTGTTGACGCTTTAGAACAGTCTCCAGGTGCAAACCTGAAGTCTGCTAAAGGTACGTGGTGGGGAGCATTGAATGCTGTCACCTACGTTGAAGACCATTTACGTGAGTCTGTAACCGAAGGCAACGCTCTACATAGTTCATGGTTTGGTGCTGCGGCTAATCGTAAAGCCAAAGCTTTAGATTTAGCTGTGAAATATGCGGAGGCTGTGTAATGGCTCAAGACCCTAAATCATATTTAGTTGATGGTGAAGTTTTAGCCATGGTCTGGTCAGCATTGTATGAGGGAGCTAACGATGAGTTAGCTTCCGTCATACGTGACACGATGATTGCTCAGGGCTGTCAAGAACTACACGGTATTACTGATCAATCATTAATTTTAATGTTCTGGAAAAATTTCCTAGAAGAAAAAGGTCTAGTTGAGTTTTCCGACCCACCTAAGGAGGTGCACTAATGCAAGAACCTATAATAGAATCAGGTATACCTTTACCTGAGGATCAACGTTCGCAGACAAGCTATCCGTTTGCTAAGATGAAAGTAGGAGACTCGATCTTCTTCCCACTTAGCCCAAGCGATAACTCTCAGCGAATGAAGAACCGTTTAGCTCAAGCCAGTCGAGGCTTTGGCAAAAAACAAGAACCCGAATGGAAGTTCGTCATTAGATATCGTTTAGAAAACGAAATCTCAGGCGTCCGCGTTTGGCGTAGCTTGTAAACAGTCTGCCTATGAGGTACTCGTTATAGTGCTTTACTTTCACGTATTTCGTAGGCATACTATTAATAGTTGTTCTAACGCAAGTTAGAATTTGTTAACCAAAAGAAAGGAGAAAGATATGCAAACAGCAACATCTACATCTACCTCTGCAAAGAGAGTTCCTGCGAAAGCAGTAACAAAACCTTTGAGCAAAGCTAAAGTGACAGCAGTCCCGAAGCCTAGTTCAACAGGCAAAGGAGCTTCTAGAACTTTATATAAGTTCATAGGCAAAGTTCCTGAGTCTAAAGGTTTTACTCCGCAGATGAGAGCCTTGATCTTAACTGTTAGTGAAGCTAAAAAGAGTGATTTAGACTCTGCTAGTTTTACAGCACAAGATCTAGTATCTCTTGCAGTGAAGCAAGGCAATCTGACTACAGGTCAAGACCCGCTTAGAATCTTTAGATTTTATGCGAAAAGACTTGTTGATGAAGGCTACTTCGCAAAGGTATAATCTGTTAAGTGCATAACAATGTTTGTTGTGCACTTATTTTTTAGGGGAAAACGATGGAAATAGAAATAACTAAACAAAACGGATTAACGTTTAAAACCAACGTAGCAGTTTTAGCACGACACGTAATACACGCAATGTTAAAAGATCCGTTTATTGAAATTAAAAACGAGGATGCCGAGCTTTTTGAAAAAGCAGTACATAACGTTATGTATGAAGCAATCGATAATCTTATAGGGGAAAAAGATGGCACAAGTTAAATATGCAACGGTTGAGATATTAGAAACTCTTACACAAAAAGCCGAAGACTCTGGCAAAAACAGATACCCTGACGTAGGGATTGTTAACGGAGCTTTACTCGAATTAGGCTACGACTTAGAAAAAGTCAAACTTCCGATTACTTACACTTTAGATCATAACGATGTAGAAGTTAGAGCTATGTTTGTAATTCCAGGACCTGATCCAGAAGCAAACGAGCGATTCTTTTTAGATATGGAATACGAAGATTATAACAATCTACCTTATGTTGATTTACCCAACAATATCCTGTCAGACGAATTATGATTTATCGATTATTAACAGTGTTTATCATTACAGGCTGTGCGGCATACGTTCCAGAAACTAAAGAGTGGAACGATCGATATGATCCTGCGGCTTGGCGTAAACAGTTTGAAGAATGTCGGGATAGGTTATATACAACTTATCCTGAAGAAGTTAACCAAGACCAATGGTCAAAATGTATGGAAATAAATTATGAACTTAAAGAAAGCTAAATTATTACGCAAAGTGTTAGCAACAGGTGGAGCTGATTGGCGAGACGCTAAACACGTACAAACAAAAGATCGGTTTGGTACTTTACTAACTACGATCTTTTTAGATCCAAAGTGCTGTCGTGCAATATACCGAAAAACAAAAACAATGGCACGAATGAGGGGTTCTTAATAGTGCTTTACTTTGTTAACTTTCGTACTTTATACTATAAGTATGTTTACTAGAACAAGTTTGATAAGTCCAGAGAGAATTCATATGATTACTCCATTAAATAATGATACCGAGCGGAGTTTTTTAGTTAGACCGCTCACCTCTCTGGCACAAAACGTGGTGTTCCACTAAGAGGATGGGACTTAAAGGAACAATCCTGCTTGACACAGTAGTTCGATATTTTTATTAGTAGTGTAATATCGAGCGGTAGATCTGAGATGTCATATAAACAACGCCACACCTATTTAACAGTTTATTAATAAGAAAGGAGAAATAGATGGATAAAGAAATAATGCAAATGATCGATACGCTTACACGTAGTCTCGATTTATTAGTTGATACGCAACGTAAAACACAGGAGTTTATGCAATCGCAACTCGATGTGAATAAAATGTTGATGCAACGTATTAAAAAACTCGAGGTCGAAGCTAACGTAGTCAAAACAAAAGAACCTGTTGCGATAAACGATATTTTCGATACGATGATTAACCGTTTCAAAAAAGAAGGTGAAGATGCCACGAAAAGCTAAACCCAAGTTTGATTTAAACCCTATAGAACGAGCTGTTGCGACGATCGCTATTGCTTTAGAGCCTTATATAGCTGATCAAACGTCTGAAGAATATTTAGCACGTATGGATCGTAATAGAGTCGAAAGGGGTATAGCATTATTATTTGATACATTAGAAGCCGATGACGTTATCGATTATGAAAAAATAACCGATGCTATGTTAGAAGGTTTCGATTATAAGGAGGACTTATGACACAACATAAGGCAGTCGTTGAGCAACAACGCAAAAAACTTGCACAAGAAGAAGATAATAACAAATTAGTTTCATATTATTATCAAAAAGGTAAAACAACGCATTACCGTCAACTTAAATATAAAAGCGGTCGTGTGGTTACAACAGATTTGAGTGGTAAAGATGAGTGATTTTAATATGATGGGTGCTGTAGGCTATAGGATCTCGCATACGGACGAATCACAAGATTATCCGATTGTTACCATTAAAATAGCATTTAAGCTTCCTGAAGGCGAAAACGGTCGAATCGAGATGTTTCACGTTCATGAAGCTTTACGCAGAATGATCGATAAAAAACAAATAGCTTTTGATTTAACTTTACCACCTACCGAACCACCTAAAATTTGGAGTAATAATGAAAGTAATTAATGATATCGTTGATTGGGCGGAAGTACGCGGACTAATTTACGGACAAGATATACAACCTGAAAAACAGATGTTGAAACTTGTAGAAGAAGTCGGTGAGACAGCTCGAGCACTCGCCTACGATGATGCACCTGGATTAAAAGACGGGATAGGGGATTGTGTTGTTTGTTTGATCGTTTTAGCTGAACAAAAAGGTTTAACGCTCGAGGAGTGCATGCAAGCCGCTTACGATGAGATATCTAAACGAACAGGTCGATTGGAAAACGGTTTATGGAAGAAACAAGAAGACCTCTAGGTTTCTTGCCTTCTAGTACTGCTTTACTTCGCGGTACTCCTAGGCATACTTGTATTAGTTATTAAATGGTTTAATAACACTAACTAGAAAGGAGAAAGATATGGATATAGAAAAAATCCAACAACAGGTGGCTGACCTTAAAACTAATGTCAGTTTATTAGAACAGTCTTATGCAAACGACTTCAACTCAGATTTGATCAGGTCATTACATGAGATTACTGACGTCTTAGATAGCTTACAGCCTCGAGTAATCGATCCTGCTGATTTAGCGAAAGGAGCTGAGCAACACGTGCTGAACGTATTATCTGAGTTAACTGCTCGTATCGATAATATAGAAGCTCGTGAGTATACTGACGACGGTATTGAAGATCTTGCCAGAGGTGTTATCCAAAATATGGATTTCAGTGCCGAGTTAGACGACGGTAGTTTATCAGTGTGGGCAAAATGATACACGGACTACTTATCGACCCGTTCGAGCAAACTGTTACAGGGGTAGAGTTGTCAGAAGACTCTACCTTTGCCGACGCTAAAAAACATATGCAACTCAAAGGACCCCTCGACGTTGTTACATTAAGTGACGATACGATGGTAATAATTGACGATGAAGCATTACTTAAAAACGATATGCGATATTTCAAGCTAACTGAGTTTCATACACCCTTAGCAAATCGAGCCATCGTTGTTGGTTATGATGAAGAAGGTGCGACTACGAGTTGTCCTGTTTTCTATAGTATGCCTCTTGATGATTTTATAGAAAGTATTCAATGGATGCCTGAAGATCATGTCGAAGAACCTTTTATGCAGTTTATACCGATTCCCGATGAGAAGGAGATGCACTGATGAGTAATCTACACAACGATACAACAAATGCTTTATTTAACGCTATTGATATTAAAAAGACTATTGAGAGCAATAATCTAAACAATATTAAAAGAGTTCACGCTGGAACAGACAACGAAGAAACTTTAGAAGAGTTAATAACTAATGTTGTTTCTTTCTTAGAAAATTTAGTAGAGCAACTATGAGATTTCTACCACAACTAAGCGAAGAACAAGTCAAGTTTTGGGTAGAAACCGAAAATATCGATTATGTCGAGATTATTAAGTTGATTGCTAATGGCGAGATGAGCCCTAAAGCATTAAATACTGAAATATTTGATAACGAAAACTGGGATCCAACGGAGGAATAATTATGGGATTAGATTGTTATATTAAACACGACGACTGTGAGACCGATTTTACTTACGAAGATGATCCACGTATAAAAAACGTGAACTTAATCGGTGGGATGATGAGCGGTCACGGTGCCGACGGATCGTTTCGAGGTAAATATTATGAACCTTTAATGGATGAGTTGATGCAAGAAGATTGTATATGGCATACAGAAGAGAGTATTCATATTCAAACGTCTGAGTTAAAAGAACAAGCTCAAGCTCTAGCTGATCTATTACACGCGGTCGAATCAGATGCTAAAGAACAAGATCTACTGATTGACGATGGTAAAGCTACTCTATCACCTGAAACGATTATTTATCAAACACATCATGCTGTACCGTATGAATATACTTATCAAGAAGTCAAAGACTTAGAATTGTTATTACGTTGTGCAAGTGAGTTTAATGCGAGAATGGTTTGTTGGTGGTAGTGCAGGGCTGCTTTTATTCGCTATACTCGGCTTTATACTATATATAAGTAAAAAATAACTAAGGAGATTTACTATGAGTGATAAAACTAAACCACTTTCGATTCACGAGTCGAATTTATTCTGGACTCCAGAGAGTTCAGAGCAGTTAACTGCACGTATTGATTTGTATAGACCTGAAGAGGCTGTACTGATGCATATGGCGTGTGCATTCCAACAGAACTTGATTGTTAGCACCGTATTGAAATACGGTATTGAGAACACCGAGTTTGTTGCCGCTAAACCATTGTTTACGAGGAAAGAAGCATGACCGACTGTACTCTATGTGACGAACCTATTAGCCAAGGACGAAGAAGCCTTGGCTATATGACTTGTTTAGGTTGTGGTGAAGCCGCAGCCAACGAGTTAGCTGAACAGCGTAAAAAACAGATTGCTCCAGTTTATAACAAAGGAGCTTATCAATATATAACTGAAAACGATTTAAAGACTATCGGGAGGTAGCTCTATTACTGCTTTAATTCGGCTTGGTCGCGGTTATACTATATATAGTTAAAAACTAACCATTATTTAGAAAGGAGAAAGCAATGGAAAAAGAACTAAAAGAAATTATCGATATGTTGAATAAAAACGAACGTCGATTAGTCGGTGAGGATGGCGGAATGGCTTTGAATGTACTCGCTACCCATCTATCGCCTGTTGGTATTATAAATGCTGGTCGTATTGATTATGGCTTCGGTGGTATTTGTGATCTTATAATACGAATCTATAACTACGGTGATTGGAAATTTGTAGTCCAGGAAGATGTTGATGCAAAACCAGTGCATGACGGTGGTACAGTGTATACAGGGACTGTCGATTTATATAATATCAATAGCAGGGCAGTATGATTATTTATACAATAGAAGTACAGGACGGTGAGCGAACTTATTACGAGTGGAACTTCGATCGAGAGCGTAATTACGTTGATTATTTAGAAGGCAAGATTACTGATCGTGACTTACTCTACGATGTTTATGGAACAGAGTTAGAGGACAGTGATTGTATCGATCTTGAACAAAAAACCAAATCCTATCAGATTGGTGATGTGATAGCCTCGATCGAAAATGTCAACTCTATTACAGAAGAACATCTACAAATAGTAAGGAGGTATGTATGAGAGACCCAGACAATATGTTATTGTTCTTTATGTTCGGCTTAGTGGCGTTATTGATAGCGTCGTACGTTGCTTTATTTCCGCTAATTCCTAGCTATACTATATATAGTTAAAAAATAACTTTTTAGCGATTAACTAAGAAAGGAGAAAGATATGAGTGAATTATTCGAACTGAGGGGTTATCCCGAACCGAGTGATGCTTACGAGAAAGACGGTCAATATATAAAGTTAGCTAAGAAAATTGATTTGAAAGAAGCTAACGAGATATTATCTGATTTTACCCCACCAATACGATTTGGTGAGGTGGTTGCAGTCAGCCATACTGACGGTAAACGATATTTCGCACCCAGAGATGGGTTCGACTGGATGGACGTCGATAAGACGGACGAAATTTAACTAAGAAAGGAGAAAGATATGAGAATATTAACTAAAGAAGAGATTGATGCTTATAACCAAGGTATCAACGACGCGAAAGCAGGATTACCTTGTGACGCATCGAAAACAAGAGTAACAGCGAACTACTTCGGAAAGTATGTCAACGATTACTATGACGGTTATACAGCAGCAGAAGCAGGGATTAAGTTACATACTAGATACCCTGAGAATGATTCTACCGTGGTAGAATTAGAGTATGAGGAGTGCTTGATGTCAGAAGACGATTATTACGAATCAGCGTGGGCATGATGAAAGAACTATACGATAGAATACAAATAGAACTTGATAAACATCGAGTTGATGAGTGGCATTCAGTTATACCATTATCAGAGGATGGATCATCTATTCTTGAAAATTTGAGCGAGGTTAGTTATCCGAATAGACTGTCAGGGGCTAACGGATTATTTCTACACCAGGACGAGCAAAGTTCCATAGAGCCAACAAACGCATACACTAAGACGGCGTACACGGTTTTGATGGAGGACAACGAGTATATTTATAATATATTTATTGTTTATTCAGATGAAGGTCAAATAGCTCAGATTACGAGACACGATAAACAAAAGAAAGAACCTACACAAGGTGAAACTTTCGGAGTTACGGAGTCAGCGATCTACTACGACGAAAACGGAATGTAAGATTATCTAATCTTTGCCCTCGGTCAGCGGTGCGTTGGTCGGGGGTTTTTTATGTCTATCACATTCTATTAATCTATGTGTATTGTTATTCTCAAAATTAAAAAAGTTTTTCAAAAAAGTTTTTCAAATGTACTAATATCTCTAATAAACTAATAGATTCGTTCTGTAAGTCTCTTGGTTACTCTATTCTTTGATTCTGCAAAACTAATAGAATTCTATTACTCTATTAGAAACTATGGTAAGATTACCTAGAGGGCATGAGAAAACTATTTATTTGATAATAAAACTAATATGATTGTAATAACTTTATGCGAAGCTCGGAGGTAGAATGAAACAGCTGACATACACGTCATTAATGCCAACAGAAGATGGTAAAGGATTCATTGACGATAGTGGTAAGATTTGGCAGCCACTCAACTCTAAACAAAAGAAATTTTGTAAGGAGTACTTCAAAGGACAAACAGCTACTGAAGCCGCGATAAAAGCAGGGTATACGAAGGATCGCAAGGGTGCGAAGACACAGGGAAGTGTATTACTAAATCATAACCCAGTTGTAAAGAATTACTTGATCGACTTGGAAATCGCAGCTTCGGAAAGAGACGCAGTTTCCTTGGAGGCACACCTCTCTACTCTACACGACCTTAGAGAGGAGGCGAAGGACCAAGGTCAAATATCCGCCGCCATCACAGCCGAGGTCCATCGAGGGAAGGCAGGTGGACTCTACATCGATCGACGCGAGATACT